TTCAAAATGACTTGCGACTTGTTTGAATACAGTGGTGAAGACTTTAATACAGGTGTTGGTGCGCTTGATACTGATTTAGATTTAGCTCAAGCAGCAGGTATCGAATTGACATTAGCAGACACACCTACAATAAGAGACTTTATTGTTGGTGAAACAGTTTCACAACTTGTTACTGATACAGTAGTAATAACTGGTGAAGTGGTGTCTTGGAGTGAAACAACAAACAAACTATATGTCAGTAAGATTCAAACAACTGATACAACAGGAAATTATCAATCATTCGTTCTCACAGATACAACAGCAGGTCGTATCATAGCTGAAGATACTTTAGATGGCGATCTAATAGTTTTGAGTGGAACAGGACAAGAAGGATATTACATTGACTTTGAAGACGGAACAGCTTCATTGACTATACCAAGTTATGTTACAGACGGAACTACAGGTACAGACGCATTATTATTAGAAACTACAACTGTAGACAGACTAATACTAGAAAGTGGTACAGGATTTGACCAAGCTGGTTACTTATCAGTAGAAGATAGTCTAGCTTCAAGAAGAACGATTAATACAGTTGGAAGTGCATTAGAACTATCTACAGATGCAGGTGCATTTAACTTAGACCTTGAAACTGATGCAGACGGTATTATAGATTTTTCAGAAGGTAACCCATTCGGAGATGCTACATAATGTTAGATAATCATTTTTATCACGAAACTATTAAAAGAAGTGTATCAGTTTTTGGTACACTATTCAATAACTTGACAATCAAAAGAGATGGCGGTAAACTAATGAAAGTTCCGTTAGCTTATGGACCTAGATCAAAATGGATAGCAAAACTTCAACAAACAAACTTTAGTACAACAAGAACCGCTATCAGTTTACCAAGAATGGGATTCGAGTTGACTTCTATTGAGTATGATGCTACAAGAAAGTTGACTAAAAAAACACAACTAAGAAAACCTGATACAACTAATCCACAGAAGATGCAACAACAGTATGCTCCTGCTCCATACAATCTAGGTTTCAGTTTAAGTATTCTTGTTAAAAATACTGATGATGGATTACAAATAATTGAACAAATATTACCATATTTCACACCTGATTATACAGTAACAATTCATACCGTACCTGGTATGAGTGACAAAAGAGATGTACCAATAATTTTAAGTAGTGTTACACAAACAGACGAATATGAAGGTGATTTTGAAACAAGACAAGTTCTAAGATATGATTTAGAATTTGTTATGAGAAACTACATATACGGACCTATTAAATCTTCTGAAATGATTAGAAAAGCTAATGTCAGAACTTACATGGAAGCTGGTGGTGGTAAAGTATCAGATACAGAATCAGCTGGTAAAGTAGTCGATCAAATAGTTGAACCAATACCAGCTGACGCAGAAGCAGATGATAATATCACATACAACGAAACAACAACCTGGTTTGAACAACCTACTATAACATATTCAGACGATAAATCAAGCGATCCTAAATAGTTATAAATACATATTATGAGTAAAGTCGATCAAAAATTAGACGAGCTTCTTGATATTCAAGGAGAAATCGTACAAGCAGAGAAAAATCTTCCTACTATAGCATCTAACGATCAAGACAAAGGTAATGACTATAAGTACTCCAGAGAAATCTTTTATGGCCTTGTAGAGCGCGGACAAGACGCTATAGAGGGTATATTAGACATTGCAAAGGAATCTGAACACCCTAGAGTATATGAAGTAGCAGGACAATTAATCAAGACAGTAAGTGAAACTACAGAAAAATTGATAGACTTACAAGCAAAGATGAAACAATTAGACAAAGATGACACACAACCAGATAAAGTACAAAACAATCTTTTTGTTGGTTCATCTGCTGAATTACAGAAGTTATTAAAACAAAATGCACAAGAATGAAGGTTACCTAGGTAATATCAATGTCAAACGAGCTGGTGTAGCCGCTCAATGGACAGAAGAAGAAATACTAGAATACAAGAAGTGTATGGAAAATCCAGCACACTTTATTGAAAACTACATAAAAATCATTTCACTAGATGACGGATTAGTGCCATTCAAACTTCGTGGATATCAAGATGATCTAATCACACACTTTGATGAAAGTCGATTCAGTATTGTTCTAGCATGTAGACAGTCTGGTAAGTCGATTACAACTTGTGCTTATCTAGTCTGGTATCTTCTATTTCAACCAGAACAAACAATCGCTATTCTAGCTAACAAAGGTTCGACAGCAAGAGAGATGTTAGCTCGTATAACAACTATGTTAGAACATGTACCTTTCTTTTTACAACCAGGAACTAAGGTACTAAATAAGGGTTCGATTGAATTCGAAAATGATAGTAGAATCATAGCTTCAGCTACTGGAGCAAATTCAATTCGTGGTCTATCAGTTAATCTACTATATCTTGATGAGTTCGCGTTCGTAGATAATGCTGAACAATTCTATACATCTACATATCCTGTTGTTACATCAGGTGGTAAATCAAAAGTTATCATTACATCTACAGCAAATGGTATTGGAAACATGTATCATAAACTTTACGAAGGAGCTTTGGCAGAAAAGAATGAGTATCAACCATATACTATTAATTGGTTTGATGTACCTGGTAGAGATGAAAAATGGAAAGCTCAAACAATAGCAAACACTTCAGAATTACAGTTCGAACAAGAATTTGGTAATTCATTCTTAGGTACAGGAAACACTTTAATTAGTGCTAACTGTTTACTTGGATTACAAGGTCAAGACGCATTATGGACAAAAGAGAATGTTCACTTGTATCAACAACCAATAAAAGAACATATATATGTCATGACAGTAGATGTGGCTAGAGGTCGAGGACAAGACTATTCTACATTTTCAGTTATAGATGTATCTGAAAAACCATTCAAACAAGTAGGGATATATAGAGATAATATGATATCTCCTTTACTGTTTCCAGATATTATAGAAAGATACGCAAAGTTATATAACGAAGCTCTTGTAGTTGTTGAAAATAATGACCAAGGTCAAATTGTAGTGAATAGCTTGTACTATGATTTAGAATACGCAAATGTATTCACAACTTCTAGTGTAAAATCTACAGGTATTGGAGTTACAATGACTCGAAAAGTTAAACAGATTGGTTGTTCTACTTTAAAAGAGTTAATGGAAGAAAACAAGTTACAAGTAATAGATAAGTTTACGATCAATGAATTAGTCACATTCGTTGGTAAAGGTCAGTCTTACGAGGCTGATGGTGGTAATCATGACGATTTAGTCATGAATTTAGTAATGTTTTCGTGGTTTGTGACAACACCATATTTTCAAAGTCTAACAGACTTAGAACTTAAGAAAATGTTGTACGCTGAAAGAGAACAAATGGCAGAAGATGACATGGTTCCTTTTGGTATCATTGATGACGGCAGTCCGACAACACACTCCTATTCGGAAGGTGGAGATATATGGACCGTTGTTGGAGATGTAGACATTTACTAAATTATAAATACTAGTTGAATAAGAGGGATTTCTTCTTATTCATTTAATAATACATTTTTTATAGCTATAAAAAATTAAATTAGGAGATAATTAAATGGCATTTCAAGTTTCGCCTGGAGTACAGGTTCAAGAAATCGATGCTACTAATGTTATTCCTGCTGTCTCTAGCTCTACTGGAGCATATTGTGGACACTTTCGTTGGGGACCAGCGGAAGATGTTACTACAGTAAGTTCAGGTAAAGGTTTAGTAGATTCATTCGGGGAACCCGATAATACAGATATAATGGCTGAGCATTTTTACCCAGCTGCTAATTTTCTGGATTACGGGATTGACTTAAAAGTAGTTAGAATCGCAACGACCAGTATGGTTAATGCGACAACAACAAGTGGACAATCTTTATTAATAAAGAATTTGACACACTATCGTGCAAATTACAACACAGGTGCAGCCTCTGTTGGTAATTATGGTGCGAGATATGCAGGAGCATTAGGTAATTCACTTAAAGTTTCAGCATGTGGTGGAGCAGCAGCTTTCGCCGCAACAACCGTTACCACAACTAATGGGACAACATCTATTGGAGGTTCTTCAATCGAAGTAACTCTAGGCGAAAAGTTCATAGTAGGTGACATTATAACAGCAATTGGAAGTGATACAACTAGATATAAAATATCAGTTATTACTTTTGACTCAGGTGCTACAGGCGCCGCTACAGTCACACTTGCACAAGAAGATGATTCTACTCAAAAATTGACAGCAGCTGTTTCAAGCGGTGTTAACATTTCAAGAGAGTGGGAATTTGCACAATTCTTCAATAAGGCTCCAGGAACCTCAACATACGCAAGTACTAGAAGTTCTGTAGGTGTTACTGATGAATTGCACATTATCGTCTTAGATGAGGACGGACTCATTTCAGGTGTACCTGGAACAATCTTAGAAAAATATGAAGCATTATCAAAAGCTTCAGATGCTAAAGATGAGTTTGGGTCTACAAATTACTATGTATCAATACTCGAAAATAAATCAGAGTGGGTTTATTGGTTGGATCATAGTGCTACTATGGGTTCTGCAGGTTCAGCTGCAGCTGGTGTAACTTTCGGAACAGGTACTATACCAGATTCACTTTCATTTAC